GGTCGAAACGTCCGTGTTACTTTGCCAGGTAGTCGGGCGTTTCTTTATTTTTTTTCTGCGTACCGCTCAAGAATTATCATCCGCGTTAAGCCGCTGATTGTAGCGCCCTTCTCTTTCGCTTCGTTCTGCAGCTTTTCATATGCCTCTGGCGGTATGAATACCCTTATTTGCACGGTGTTCGCCTTACTTTTCGGCGACAACATATCACCTCCCCTCTTACATAGCTATATTACAGCGTTTATATAGCTATGTCAAGTACAAATTTAACTTTTTATCAATCCGCGTTCAGAACCTGCTCCAACGCTCTCAGCGCCCTTCTGTGAAGTATGGTGCTTGCGTATTCGATATCATAGCTGATATCCCCTGCCACGTCCCGCCAGCCCTTACACAACACGTAGCGGCTTGTGAGAAGCTTCTGAAACGTGGGGTCTTCTATTTGGGTTATTGCCTGCTGTATGCGCAGCTGTGCATCTTTCAATTCCTTTTCGATTAACCCGATAATAATACGAAAAGCTTCAATACTCGGGCGCGTGCGTGATTTGTTATCGCCCCTCATCTCTGATCTACGCAACTGAGTGTTAAAGTTTTTAATCGCCCACGCCAGTCTACGCCCGTAATGTATCCATACTTTAACTTCTTCTTTTGTCATTATTTGTTTGTTTACCATAAGTCACACTCCCTCAGTTATCCATAATACTGCCTTTTCTACTTCGCTTGTTCGCGTTCTAAGAAACTCATCCAGCCCAACATGTCGGACTTGATAGCTCCTGCCTATAATGCGCCCGGTTCGGGAACTCCGCACTTTGTCAACTGCATCCGACCGCAACTGAGCCACTTGCGCGGCGTTTCGCCCCAGGAGTTTCCCAGCCTCTTCACCGCTCAACCCGTCACGCGCCGTCAATAAAAGCGCCTGACGCTTGTTCTCCGGTAACTTTTCTATTTCGGTTAGTATAGCTTCATAGTCCTGGTTGATGGATATCTTTTCAATCAAATCTTCCTCGAACTCCGCTGACGGGTCTGCAAGCATATCAGAGCGCGTCGCCTTTTTGTTCTCGTGTGCATACTCGTCAAGGCTATGTCCTGCTTTGTATGATTCCAGTCTGAGCTTGCCTCGCCCCCCCGTCCCCGCGCATTCGCTGAACCTGTGCCATACTGCATAGAATAAGTTCCAACGAAAGCTGTTGTTGAACTGGCAAGGCCAGCGGGAGGCCAAATCACAGAGCGCCAGATACCCAGCCTGTACTAGATCGTCAAACTCGTAGTTGCATGTTAGCGCAGCATATCCAGTTCCTACGGCCTTGCGCATATACCTACGCGCCCAGCGCATTACTAACCTCTCAACAGAAAACCAAAGCTTGTGCAGATTATCGTTGGAAGGGTCTGTAACCCAAGTGTTAAAGCATTCATCTGAAGCTTGCGCCCACTCACTCATTCCATTCATGCACTTCACTTGCGTCCGGCTGGCCGCCTCGCACGCTGTTCGCATATATCGTCAAGTCCGTTTTATAACCCTCGTACGTGTCGACGCGGGTGATATTATAGAACTTGCCGCGATAGCCTATGTGATCCCAGTCGCTGTAGTCGGCTCTGTAATTGACCACGAACTGTATATCCTCTTCTCTAAAGCTTTGTTTTGCCTTGTACATCTCATCGCCGGACAATTGCCGAACATACGCCCACAACTGGCCGGGATGGAGCGGGTAGTATTCCCCGTTTTTTCGCGTGTATATAATGATCTTCTTATCCTTAACGCGCTTGCGCCTCCGGGTTTCATTCGCGTTTTGCTGATATCTTGCCATGTTGAAGCCTCCTTATAGAGCGTTTTTAAACTCGTTGAATCTGTCCATCAGGATAACGTAAGCATCAAGCATTGAGGCCGTCCCGTCTATCCTGCGTTGCGCTGATTTGTTTTTGACCGGTACAATGTTCCCGTTTCTGTCTGTAATTATTCCGGTATTCGTCAAGCACCATTTCAGTATCGGGTTATTGTTATAATTTACCTTTTTTGCCTGTAAGTCCGCGCCCAGCTGCTGCATCGGCAATGAAAGCGTTTTAGCCCCCTGTATGACGCGAACCATCATAAAGCCGTGAGATTCCATTTCCTCTACCCAGTATTTTGCGCTCCAGCTGTCATAGCCTATCCACGCGGGTGTTATGCCATGCTCATTTACCATTTCGAGAAACCACGCTGTAATGTCGCTGTACGCTATGGAATTCCCCGCACACAAACGTAGTAGACCCCTGTCGCGCCATATGTTATACGGAACTTTATCTTGCTGTATATGCTCATTAAAACGCGCAGAAGGCAACCAGTACATTTGTGTAACAAAACGCTGTTCAGTGGCTTTGTCCATCAACAAAAGCGTTGCGCAAGTCAAGTCCGTTGTAAGTGACAAATCAGCGCCGCCGATCGCATAGCTCCCCCTGAATCGCGCAAGTTCAAAGACTTCTTGATTGTCGATGGACTCAAACGTTAGCCAGGCGCTGTATGTCGTTTCCCTGATATTGAAGTCCTTGCAGAGGATCCCGGCTAAGTCTTTCGGGCTTACTTTCGCCCGCGCCACTTTTCCCGCAAGGTCATCAAGTTTCTTGATAGCCCCTAGCCCGGGATTAGCCTTTTCCCATGCGTCCGGGTTCATCCATTCAGCACGCTCGTCTAATTCGTAAACGATGGGTAGAAATGCCTCGTCTATTATCGTTCCATCTACGACGCTGCAAGCATACGTGTATATATCGTCAAAAATACATTCGCGCACAGTTCCCGCCGTTGTTATCATGATAAGCAATGGTTGACGGCGTGCCGCTTGCCCCTGCTTCATGACTTCGTATAAATTGCGGTCTTTTATGCTGTGTAGTTCGTCGATTATAACGCAGTTGGCGTTCAGTCCGTCCAGTGTGTCGCTGTTCTTCCCCAGCGGCTGTAGTTTTGCCATGTTAGCGGAAAAATACAGGTCGTTCTTTCGTTTCCTAACGTGTCGGCTCAGGTCGGGCGACTGCTTTACCATGTTGTGGGTTTCATCGAAAATGATACGCGCCTGATCCTTTTTCGTGGCTATTGCGTAAACCTCCGCGCCCGGTTCACCGTCTGCCATGAGCATATACAAGGCAATTCCCGCAAGCATGGTAGATTTACCGTTTTTCCGGCCTATCATAAAAAGGGTCTCGCGGTATTTCCTCAGGCCGGTTTCTTTATGCACGAACCCGAACAACGCGGCTATATACGCTTTCTGGAATAGTTCGAGACTCAACGGCTGCCCCGCCCATTCGCCTTTAGAATGCTTGCAGAAACGTTCTATGAACTCGATTGGCCTAATGGCGCGTGCCTCGTCAAAATCATAGCCCGCCGGAGGGTTTACTAAGTCCGATACAAGCCGGGCGTATGCTTTCCGCACCCTATTGGACACAGTGACACGCCCGGCTTGTATGGCTCTCCAATACTCAATGATAGGGTTCATTTTGTCCCTGCTTTATAAACTCCGTGAGAGGGTCTTCCGGCGCTTTAAGCGCTGGTGTCGGCAACAAATCAACGACTTGCTTGAACAACAGGCTATACCGCTGGATCGTCACGTTATACGCTCTCAAGGCGGGGTTTTCCTTCCGGCCTCGCTCTGACTCTATGATAGCCCCCTCTTTCGTGATATGAGCTTTCAGTGATTCAAGCGTTTTCGTCAGAAACACGATTTCCGCTATGATGCCGTCTGCGATTTCTTTGCGCTCCGCTGAAACGCCGTCGACCGCTTTCCGCAATTCTGCCAAGTCTGTAAAGCTCGGCCTTTTCTGCGCCATTGTTTGCCCTTCTTTCCGTATGTGTCGAAAAAACACACTATTTTTGTGGAGGGGTTTCCAATTCTCAAGAAAAACTGGCGTTTAAAAGAAGTTACAACGCCCAATGTGGGGGGTATATTTTTTTATCAAGTCCCCCGCTGAGTCGAACGCCAGCCCTTCCACACAGCAACCGCGCCCCGCGTGCTCGTTACCATGGCATTCAAAGCGGACCGCCTCAAGGTTCCCCCAGTCAAGCG